TATATCTGGTGGAAATATACCCGGTTATAATGCTTCATTCGCCTTTGATAAATTTGAAACAGAATGGCGCTCTGTGCAAACTGGTGATGGTGTTAAACCTTCAGCCTTTATAGGGTATGATTTTGGTGAGATAAAATCGGTTGATGGTTCACGTAGGAAATATGGTGTAGACACCAGTATTTTTAAACACATTACCGCATTTGCTATAAAACAATCAGAAAATAAACTGAATCGGGCAACTAAGGTTAGATTAGAACGGTCACCCGATGGTAAGAAATGGTATGGTGTGCAAATTGTGCCTTTACCTGATGATGATTGTTTAAACACTGTATTGGTGAAAGATTCAGTTAGGTCTAAATTTTGGAGAATACGACCAGTTGATTTTAACGGTGGTAGCAATGACTATTGGGGTGTGCAAGCCTTAAGTATGGTTGAAAATTATGTGGCCACTCATGAAGATAATATCCAAGATAAAATATTCTTAGAAAATCGTGATCGTGATTATATGGTTGAACCTTTATTGTTAAAGGGTTCGTATGATTTATTGGACGTTACAACAGATTTAACACCTTTTGGTATTGAATTACCATCAGAGTCGATGTATTTAACGGTTAATTTTAGTGCTACGGTAGCAACATTAGGTAGGCCAATAATCATTGGTGATATTATTGAATTGCCCAGTGAGCAACAATACAGTGCTGAGATGAGACCTATTAAAAAATATTTAGAGGTAACAGATGTTGGCTGGAGTACGGAAGGGTATACACCTGGATGGACACCAACAATGTTACGGATCATTTTACAACCGGCATTTGCTTCACAAGAGACACAAGATATATTTGGTGACCTTGCTGAACAAGATTTACCGGAAGCATTTGGTTTACAATCTAATGGTGATGGTCACAATAAGATGTTTCAAGACTATTCGGATGTTTCACAAGAAATAATGGCACAATCAGATGAACGTGTCCCTGAGCGCGGTCGTGAGGTATCGGATTCGGTTAGGAATTTTGAAGACATTGAAGTTGAACGTGCAAAGAAAGCTGGTGTTCCAAACCTCAATAAATTAGGCCAAAATCAACAAGGTTTGTATGCTGAAGATGCAATGCCACCCAATCAAGCACCGTACACTGAGGGTGACGTATACCCTGAGAAGCCTAAGAATAAGGCATATCATCGTTTAACGTACACTGGACTATCAGAAGACGTTCCAGCGCGTTTATATAGGTTCTCAACAGCAAAGAATCGATGGATTTACCTAGAGACAGATAGACGAGCTGAATACAATAATCAGAAGCCAAAGCTTCAGGAGTTTTTGAAAAATGAGTGATAACCGAACGTATTATTATGATGAACAATTTAAGAAATACTTAACACAATTCCTAGCGGTATTTGGTGGTATGCAGGTGATGGTAGGTAAGAATAAAACCAATAAGGAACGGTTGATAGAAGTTCCAATTTTTAGTGCAAGTAAAGATAGAGTGGTTGCCGCAATTAAGGCTGAAAATACACAAAATAAAGCATTACGATTGCCTGCTATGAGTGGATGGATTAGTAATATTGAATTGGCACCAGAAGCACGTAAAGGTGTTGGAGGTGTACGCCGGAATACAGTCGCATCATCATCTAGACCTTTTCCAGAAGGTGTTCATGTTGTTGAACAACGGATGCCAGTGCCATACAAGATAAATTTTGAATTGAATATCTGGTCAAGTAATCAAGATCAGAACTTTCAAATACTAGAACAAATCTTGATGATCTTTGACCCCATTCTTCAAATACAAACATCAGATGATCCTATGGACTGGAAACAGATTTCTACATTGGAATTGATAGGTATTAGAGTAGAAGAAAATATTGCACCCGGTACAGATCGTCGGATGATTAAAACTGTATTAGATTTTGGTTCTATTGTTCATATCAGTGTTAGTGATAAAGTTCATAGAAGATTTATTGAAAAGATTAGAATGAGAATAGGTATGGTTAATAGTGCAACTAAAACAGAAGATGTTGTTGCAGAGTTGGATGCACTTGGTGAGAAATACTTCACGGTAGCAGATGCCAATAATATAGATCTAGATAAGGATTAGAAACTAAAAAGCCCATCATAACCAAATATGATGGGCTTTACTATGAGGTGTTTTGTTGTTAAGCCATTTTTGATATTAATTTACGTGCCAAATCAAACTTAGGCATCAATGTGGCACTCATCTTCTTAACATCAGGATCATTCTTTGTCCATTCGCTATAAAGATCAGTCTTCAACTTTGTATATGAATTAATTGCAGTTGTTGATAGTTTTTTGTAATTATTAACAAGTGCTGCATCTGGTGACACATCCTTAATAAAAGCGCTGAATTTATCACGAGTTTTATTATCAAGGTACCAACCAGATTTATAGGTACTAAAATGCTCGATTTCAAATTTATCAGATTTTGTCATCATGTTTTTTACTAACGCTTTAGCAGCTTTATCAGCCTTCAACATTAAAGCTTCAGAAGTCCGCAAGGCAAGATCATATTTCTGCCATTTTTTATTAGGCTTATGGCCAGGAATTCCTTTTGTTACTTTTAGTGATTCTAATAATTCAGATAATTTCATGATAAACCCTTGTTTGTTAATATATACTGTATTTATCAAAGTTGTGGAAATGCTAAATAATGCTAGAAGTTGGAGCGGGTAGAGGTGGTCGAAACCTCTCATCTAGCTTGGAAGGCTAGAGTCATCTCCATGATGCTTACCCGCAATAGTTTGTATTATGCCTATATTTATGATGATGTGTCAACCTTTATTTACGATGAACACGTCATTTCCACAATCCCAAATACGATCAAACCCATGTTCAACCATATTGTGCCATTCTGTTTTAGAAGAATCAAACGATTCCAATACCTTATGGAGTTTGTGTTTTTGGAATTTAGTACGACTCATCAACATATCATTACGGTTGTACATGTAATAATAATTTGGCGCTGAGGTATGTGAGTATTCAAACCCTAATTGTGTATATAAGTTACCGGTATTCCAGCGTTTATCAGAGTAAGTAATAATAGATGATGGTTGAATGGTTTTCATAAAATATGTAAATAATCGACTAGCACCACCAACCACAGTATGACCCAGTAAATTAGAATAACGAAGTAATTCATATTCATACTTTTTATTGTATCGCGCCTTCCCAAACGTCATAACCGCTACTAACACACCATCATGTATTAAACCATAATTTATAGAGGAAGCACAGTCGCCTTGAATATGATTGGCTTTGTTGAAGATAATCTTTTGTTTAGGTGTTATCTCGACAATTGAACATTTCCTCGCATATAAACGTTTTGATTTTCCAAAAAGATTTTGTATCCTAGATGTGACAATTTCTGGTTTTGAAATCCATTCGTTTTCAAAAATATGAATTAATCGAATCTCTTGTTCTGTACATAATTTAGTTTTATTAAGATGATAATTACGATCCTTACCTGATAAGTCACTATGATAATAAAGCCCGTCATATTCTAGTGCTATCTTTAACTCTGGAATGTAAATATCCAACTCTAACGGTTTAATAATATTTCTATCACCACTAATGATATCATATGATGTTAAGGATGCACATAACGCTAAAATATCACGTTCAGCTTGTGATTGTTGATATTGTTTAAATTCAATACCATGTTTACGAATGTATATACCAACAGTTGAATGTGAACACCCTAATTCTTCCGCAATTTTTGTAGGTGTTTTCTTTTGGTTATGATGTTGTTCAATTAAAAAGTCATAATCATTCAATTTATCTAATATTTCCGGTGATGATTGTAATGTACCAGGGAACTCAACACCATATCGACTAATCATAGTCTGTCTAGCTTTATCTTTAAATTCTGCCAAACTGAATACAGAAACAACACCATACCTTTCTAACCGGGTATGTTTACCTTTATTACGGATTTCTTCATTATCATATTGATTAGTATACCCATGCCGTTGAAGCATTGTTTGTTCTTGTTTTATTTTAATAGAAGGTAA